AATCAAAATTACAAAAATTGTTTGGGCATTCAAGGCGCATGGTTTGTGTTTGAATCAAGCGATTACTTTAGTGTATATGATGATGGCATTTATAAAGGCTACCATGTATATAACTGTTGCGGATCATTTACGATTGCCACAAAACAATGAAATATTTAGTCCGTGATGAAGACAACATTGCAATCCGTAGCTTTGCATCAAAAGCCGAGGCTACGGCATTTTGTCAACTTGGTTGGTCAATACATAAGTTGCCGCCAAAGCCAAAAGTTGATGTGTTTGCATTAGTCGGTGAATGTTTATTTTAAGGAGCTGAAAATGATTGATATTCTTAAAGGTATTTTTTTAGGTGTTTGTTTTTTTGTTGTACCCCTTACTGTATGGGTAATCCGTACAGGTGGGCTTTATTAACTGTAAAAAGGAGCTGTAAAAATGAGTAAAGTTATTACTGGTAAAGGCCGTTTTTCTTATTTAAACTGGGCAAGTCCTAAGCTAAATGAAATGAATGGCAAAAATGAATACTCTACGGAGTTTTTAATTGAAAAGTCTGATGCAACAACTATTGCGGCATTAAAAGCCGCTATGAAATCTGCTTTAGATAAAAAATGGAATGGCAAATATCCTTCTAATTTGCGTAATCCATTGCGTGATGGTGACACGGAGACAAAACAAGATGGAACACCACTTGGTGAGCAATATAAAAACCACTACTTTATTCGTTGCAAAACAAATGAGCAGCCTGGCGTTGTTGACGCTCAAGGTCAGCCAATTATGGTTGCTAACGACTTTGTATCTGGTGATTATGGCCGTGTTAGCGTTACTGCTTATGCATACTCTCAAGCTGGAAATAACGGTGTTGCATTTTGGTTTAACAACGCACAGCTAATGGAAAAAGGCGAAGCATTGGGCGGTAAAGCGTCCGCAGCTGATGACTTTGGCACAACAATGCCAAATACATCTAATGTTGACAATATTCCATTTTAAGGAGTTTATTATGAAAAAAGTATTGGCTGTTTTATTGTTAACTGTTTCAATGTCTGCTTTTGCATCATGCCCACCTTATGCCCCTTACGGTTGCCAAACAACCCCAAGCGGCAAAATGTTGTGCGGTTGCGGTAGATAATTAATATTGGGGAACATGCATAGTTTGCATTAGTACCCAAATTTTATAGGACAAGATATGGAATTATTAGATCAAGTAATTGTTATGCATCACAAGTTTCAATTAGATGCTAAACCTATTCCTGCCCAATTGGCAGATGATGAAAAAGCTTTTCGTGCTTTAGCTATGCATGAAGAAGTATCTGAATATCAAGAGGCTTCAACTTTAGCTGATCAACTTGATGCTTTAGTTGATTTACAAGTGTTTTTATTAGGCACCGTACACCGCCATGGCTTTGAACAAGTATTTGAAAAAGCATTTAAACGTGTTATGCAAGCAAATATGGAAAAAGTATTAGCGCAATCAGCCGAGCAATCAAAGCGCGGGTTTAAACGCGATCTAGTTAAGCCAAGTGATTGGGTTGCACCAGATTTACGTGATTTAGTAGGTGAAGCATGAGCCAAGGCAAAAAATACGACAANGGCAAACCTAGGTTTGATTTAATNCCATTNCAAGCTTTAGACGGTGCGGCAATTGTTATGGGCTTTGGCGCTGATAAATATGGNGCTTGGAATTGGCTTGANGTTGAAAATGGCAAAAGTAGATATTTAGCNGCATTGCTGCGCCATATTGCCGCATATCAAGCTGGTGAATTAATTGACAAGGAAAGCGGTTTAAGCCATATTGACCATGCTTTATGCAATATGATTTTTTTAGCTGCATTAAACCGTGGAGAAACTAAATAAATGAGATCATATAAAGATATATTAGGCACCACATTATCAGACGGAGATATAGTTACAAGTCGCGCGGGTGATGTAACACGTATTAGCCATGAGTTTTGGACACATGATTTGCGTTATGGTTTTCCAGCAATTACAAGCCGCAAACTTGCTTTTAAATCAATGGCAGGTGAATTAGCTTGCTTTTTAAAAGGTTATACAGATATATCAGAATTCCGCGCTCGCGATTGCAAAATTTGGGATAAAAATTTAGCAGACCATAACGCTATGTTTGGTTGTGATGCAAATACAGATTTAGGTCCAATTTACGGCGCCCAATGGCGTAATTTTGGTGGCGTTGATCAATTGCGTGAAGTAATTGGTGAAGCAAAAGTAAACCCTAATTCTCGCCGTTTATTAGTATCAGCATGGAACCCTGGCCAAATGGATCAAATGGTTTTACCGCCATGCCATTACGCATTTCAATTTTCAATTGTTAAAGGCCATTTAGATTTAATGTTTCATATGCGGTCTGTAGATTTAGCGCTAGGCTTTCCGTTTGATGTAGCGTCATATAGTTTATTAGCCCATTTAATTGCTAATGAGCTAGGATTAATACCTAGGTGGATTACTGGCACATTTGGTGATGCGCATATTTATCATCAAAATATTGAAGGCGTTTTGGAATACATTAAAAGGCCTACACATGAGTTGCCATTACTAAAGCTAGATTGCCCTAAGGGTATGCGCGTTGAGGAATTTGAGCCAGTTATGGCAAGTTTAACCGGCTATAAATATGAAGAAGCAATTGATATGGGAGGAATGGCAAATTGAGCATACAACATACTATTAAACAATTAGGCTTTCCGCCTAGCCATCATGATTCTATGCGCCGGGCTTTACAAAAGATCCTAGACAAGTCTAAAGGACCTTTACCTAAGCGTGACATTACCGCAATGATTAAATTGCTGGCAGAGGGCTTATGAAGCGCCTAGATTTTGATCATTACATGCTGCAATTGGCTCAAATAGCAGCCAAACGCGGCACTTGTGCCAAAAGACAAGTTGGAGCTGTTGTTGCTGATGAAAACAATATGATTGTTGCGGTTTCATATAATGGTGTTCCGTCAAAACAGCCGCATTGTTTAGATGCCCCTTGTAAAGCATTAACACAAGAAGCNCCAATTAGNCATTTNGGNTGCCGTGCAATACATGCAGAAACTAATGCTTTACTGCTAGCNGGGCGCCATGCCCAAAATGGCACTATTGCAATAACAACGTCACCATGCTATGAATGCGCTAAAATAATAGTGAATTCACGTATTAAGCGTTTAATTATAGGTGAAGTCAACAGGTTGTTTTATCAAGAAAATGCAGCATATTCATCAACCCCAGCAGCACTATTAAAAGCTGCAAACATTGAAATAAAGGAAATAATATGACAGTAGAACAAGTAACAGCATCAAAAGGCAAAACAAAAACAGCAATTGGCTTGTTTTTAGAAAATGACATGTTAGCAAAAGTTGACGTTGCNGCNAAAGCTAAAGGCTTAACACGCGCGGCATTTATTCGCCAGCTNCTATTNGCAGCTATTTAATTAGNATTAACCCGGACAAATTTATGAATGAAGCTATTTTAAGAATATTANATTTAATTAATGTNGGNATTGATACAGGCGCGGCTTTAAATCAAGCTGGCGTTAAAACTGAACAATTGCCAAANTTATTGCAAAAGCGCTGGATTGAGCGNAATGATAAAACNTTAACGCTAACNGATGCTGGCAAACGTAAATTACTAGATTTGCAATATAAACGCAATCATAAAAAAGCGGAACCTAAAGCGCCTAGAGTTTGGAAAGATTTAGATCCAAAAATATGTTTGCCACATTCAGTGCATGTTGAGCGTATGGCTGAAAACCGTAAAATACCGTCTTTAGTTACCGGCAGCAAATGGTAACAATATTAATTACTGTATTAGCCGGGTTTGGNTTAATCTTTTTAATTGGTTTAGCNGTNATTTTATTTNTATGGNNNACGGAGCTTAAATAATGAATCAACTATTAAATTATGTTGTTAATTTTGTTGGTTGGATATTTGCAATAATTGGNATTGGTTTTATTTGCAAATTAATTTATCATGTTTTTATGCTAGGTTGGGGTATTGTGTAATGGATAACTTTATAACAACATTAGTTAGATGGGGCTGTGCTTTTTTAATTGGCTCAATATTAGGTTTTATTGTTGAGCAAACAATTATGCATAGCACTATTCATAAAGATTGTGAATTATTAGGCGCGTTTCGCATTGGCAATACCGCCTATCATTGCAAACCAATTAAGCCTTAATATACTCTTCAGCGGTCAAAATTCCTGACTTATATTTATTATCAGGCTTAAATATGGTCAGGAATTGATTACGCATTTCAGGTGCAAAAGACACATGAACCCAACGCCCAAATTCGTGAATACATTGATCTACTTGAATATTAGATTCTTTTAATGCCTTTGCCACTTCATACGGTGTTCCGTAGCCCAGGCAAGTAAAGTCAATAGCCCATCCGTCCATGTGTGAACTAATTTTAGAGCCACCCACCGCAATATTAACTTCAGGTAGCCTAAGCCATGAATTAACATAAATGGACTTGCCTAACAGCTTTCTGATGGCTTCCATGCCATTTGCAGCAGTCTTCATATTATTTAATTGCTGATCGTTTGGCTGATTGTTAATACCCATTCTGACTGCTGTTTCAGAGAATGTGGCTTCTTCAAGTGTAAAGTGTTCACTAAGATTCATTTTATCCCCTTAACCATATCTTTTTGTTGACTGCTATTGCTTGATCCTAGCCAAAAATTGTAAACAGAAGCAGTTTCTCTTGCCAATACACCCAACAATAACATCATTACATCAGAGCCAGTTAATGATAAAAAACCAGTAGCAGCCCCAATCAGTAAGCTAAAAAATCCAAGAACAGTAACAACTGACAAGATAGCAGGCATCATTGACCTGTTTGTCATTTGCATTTTTCGTGCTGAATCCCTGTCGGCAGCATCAACCTTGGCAAACTCAAGGTCTAATTCTTTAAGCTTTTGAACGCTTTCAGGGTTTGTATTTAAAGCTTGAGTCACCGCATCAACTGTTTTATCAGATAGACCTAGCTTGTCAGCAATCATTGTAACTGCTGCACCCCCTAATGGTCCTGCAACAGCAGTAGCTAAAGCAGGAGCTGCTGATTTAAGTATTGATATTAAAGCGTCCATTATTTCCTCGCTAACATTGAACTTGCAATCATTAACATTGCTTCAGGGTCGCTTGGCTTTTCTTTCCATCCAACCGTGATTTGACCAATAAACTTATTATTTTCAGGTGAAACAGATATACGGCAAGTATAGTTAATGCCTATTGCTTTGTACCATAAACCAATCTCTGACTGCGCTTTTGCGTATTCTGAACATGGTATTTCATCAGCCATTAATTTAATAATATCGTTGTTGTTTGCAATATTCTTAGTAAACAAACCAACATCATGTCCATCAAATTCTTTGTAACGCTTATCAGGCAAATATGCTCGTTCTACAACCCGTGTACCAAGGATAGTATTTACTGAAAATATAACAATGACATCAGCATTGATACCTTTAAACAATAGATTTGAAGCATCATCATATCTATTTGAATTCATGGTTGGTAATTCTTTAGATTTTTTGTATGCGCTAAACATCATTTCTTGGTTTTGCAATACAAAATATCCTGCAAAAGTTAATACCGCCATAACTACAATGGCAAATAACCTAAATGGGCTACTTACATAAGCAAGTATTTGCGGTAATAAATCTTTCATTTATCAGCTTTTTGTTCAAGTTTTTCGTAAATTTTGTCTAGCTTGTTAAATATTGCATCAGCAATCCGATCAAATTCTTCCCGCTTGACGTATTCACCAGCTACTACTACTTCAATTTTGTTTACCTTTTCGGTAAGCTTTTCATCGGCTTTACGCAAATCACGGTGTGCATCATAAATCCATTTTAGTGCCGCGCCTAAAATAATGTTAGCTACCCCAAAAACCCAATTAAGTGCCGACTGTTCCATGTTAGTCTTTCAGTTTACGTTCTAAATTAGAAACCTTTGTTGATAATTCCGCTATTGCCTGTAAGGCTAATGCGCTTAGTTTTGCGTAGTCAACTGCTAATGTGCCGTCTTTTCTTAATCGAACGGCCTGCGGAAAAACCTGTTGCACGTCTTGTGCGATAACGCCGAAATCTTCTTTAATAATAAAGTAACCGTCAATACCGCCGTGACTGTCCGTATATTCCTTTGTCCAGTCAAAAGTTTTGCCACCAATATGCTCTACTTTTTGTAAGGCATTTTGTATTGGTGCAATGTTTTCTTTCCACTTGCGATCTGATGAGTAATATGCGGTTACGTTATTAGTCGCACGAATTTCACCGGCTGTTGCTGAACCAGCAGTTCCAACGCCTAAAGAGTTAAATTGAACGTTAGAAGATGTTGCTACGGCTTGACCAATGCTAAATGTGACTGCACCAGTTGCGCCTGATACGTTTACGCCTGTTCCGGCTACCGCACTTGTTACAGCGGTAGTTAAATAAGAACCCGCCGGCTGTTTATTGTTAAATGTATTCCAGTCGGTAGACGTTAGATAACCGCTTACTGAAGTTGTTGCCGCAGCCATGCTGATTGCTGGAGTTGTGCCACCGCTAGAAACAACGGGCGCTGTTCCTGTTACAGACGTAACTGTTCCGCTACCTTTGTTGTTAAAAGTGTTCCAGTCAGTAGAGCTTAAATAGCCATTTGTGCTTGTTGTAGCTTGGCTAATACTGATGGCTGGAGTATTACCACCTGATGATACTACTGGGGCTGTGCCAGTTACGCTAGTAACCGTTCCTACGCTAATTGAACCGCCCAATGCTGTTGAATTGCCATTAATAGTAATAGCTGAATTGGCTAATTGTGCGTTGGTTATTGTGCCTAATAAGTCTGTAGTTGGAATAGTAGAAGTGGCTGTTAATGCACTTGTTCCACTACCTTTTACATATCCAGTTAAAGTTGTAGCACCAGTACCGCCATTGGCTACGCCTAAAGTGCCAGTAATAATGGAAGCTGGAACAGCTAAAGGCGTAGTCTGTTTTACATAGATATGACCAGCCGTAGAATCAATGTAAGTAGCAACACCTACTTGAACTGTTATTCCTGTTGGCGGAATAGTGTTCATTAATTGACCAGCAGAGTAAGGGCTTAAATATAAAACTTGCCCTACTGTAAAAGTGCTTGTATTGACATTATCAATAGTGCCTTGACTGCTTACATAGCCAGTTGCACCGTTGGCAATAGCACCGTTTGTAAGTCCAATTACGGCAGAAGTAGTAGCTACATCAGCTTTAGCCAATGCCACATTAGGGTATGTTTGACCGCTTGAAGTGCCTGTAATGTAAACAGGACTGCCATTAGGAATGGTTGTGCCTGTGTTATTAATGACTTTAAAGATCAAGTCTTGGCTAACATGAACCGCTATTGAAGATGAATCGTTGTAGTAAGCTAAAGCCTTTTCTGTGCTGTCATACCAAACAAGACCTTGAGAATAGCTAGGTGCAGTTGTAGGCGTATATTTTTCAGTTGATAATCCTGAAACATTGCCTGTATCGTCAATAGTGACTACAGAATTTTGAATTAATTTGCCAGTTGTTGTATCAAAACGAGCTAGGGCATTATCCGTTGCAGATGATGGTCCGACAACGTCGCCAGTACCACCGCTAGCACCTGAGCCAACCAAAATAACTGTGCCGCCAGCATTTTTGCTGTATAGCTTTTGGTCAGCCAAGTTTACGGCTATTTCACCAACTTCTAAGTCAGTTGACAACGGCACTTTTGATGCCGTTGATGTTTTCTTCAGAATAATTTTGTTAGCCATAGGGCTTTCCCTTTTCCGCTATATAGCAGGGTTAATTAAAATGTACCACCGTCAATTGTGATGCCGTCAAAAGTTGTCAAGTTAATAACTGAACCGCCTGTAATTGCAACGCTGTTAGCGTTTTGTGTTGACATAGTACCTAAACCACTAACTTGTGTGTTAGCAATTGCAATAGGTGTGTCAGCCAATGCTGTTATTTGACCTTGTGCATTTACAGTTGCAGTCAATGTTTCACTTGCAGAACCATAAGCGCCAGCTGTAACAGCGGTATTGGTAATGCTAAACGTATTGCCTGTAAGTGTTAAACCTGTACCAGCGTCATAAGTTCCAGCACCGCTAAATTGTGTCCATGTAATAGGTGTTGTGCCTAATGTACCGCCCGCATCAATAGTACAAACCCAACCCGTATCAGCTTCAGTTGCACCTGTTTGCACAAAAGTAAACGCTGAAATTAACTCATTCCATGTATTTGCATCACTAGAACGCGTCCATGTGCTTGCGTCTGCAATATAAATACCATTGTTTTGGCTTGCCGTTTGGTTTTTAACCAATATACGGTCACCAGCAGTTAATGATGAAGCCCAATCGCCACCAGCTTGCGTTCCCAATCCTGACAACGTAATGTTTCCGGTAGTAGTTGCAATAACAGATGCTTTAATGTTTAAACCTTGCGCAACGCTGTCAACGTATGCTTTTGTGGTTGCATCTTGCGCATTAACTGGGTCTGCAAGGTTTGTAAGATTTTGATTTCCAATGCTAAATGCGCTTGTTGGAGCTGATAAATCAGAAAGACTTGCTTGCGTGCCGGCTGTTGCCAAGCCTTTAGCGTTAATAGTTACTTTTGTGTATGTGCCAACGTTGCTGTTTACAGTAGCCAATGTTCCAGCCGCAGTTACGTTACCTGTACCATCAAATGATGGGCTTGTATAAGCCAAGTCGCCAGTAATAGCAATTGTTCTGCCAGTGGCTAAAGCCGTAGCCGTTCCAGCGTTTCCTGATACAGAACCAGTAATAGTATTGCTAAATGTTTTTGTTCCGCCAACAGTTTGAGTAGTTGATGTATCAACAAATGCGCCATTGCCAGCAATAGCAATAACGCTTGTTGCTGAGCCACCTGCTCCACCTGTGCCAGTACCGTAATAAAGTATATTTGTGGCTTCATTAAACGCTAACTCTGCGTTTTCTAATGTAGTTGGTGCTCCTGCGCCCCCGCTACTTGCTCGTCTTTTAATGCGTATTGTATTTGACATTTGTTGCTCCTAATTAATAATTGCCGCCATCAGTAATTTCTACTTGAGGTATGTTAGTCCAAGCGCCAGTATAAAACATAAGCGCATCAAAGTTATTGGGTGTTCCATTTAAAGCTACTGGATACCCACCAATGTTGTCGTTACCGCTAGGCCCTTGCACTCCACGATTAATTTGTACAATTTGCCTAGGCGTTGGTACAACAGTAACGCTGATTTCATTACCGCCTTGAATATTAGCTGTAATGTTATTTGCATCTTGTACTGTAACTGTTGTATTGCTAGGAACTGTGTTTACGGTCATTTTTGCCATGACAATTTCCTTTAAACTTTTACAATGCCGTCTGATCTAACTAAGAATAGTAAAAAGATAATGTTATCTTCAGCGGGTGTACCACTTACCGCTGGGAAACTAATCTTAATTCGACCTGAAAATCCAGCGCCGTCTACTGAATTGATTGCTAGTTGAGCGTCGGTATCAACCAAGCCCCATGATGAATCATCAATAACTAGGGTAAAAGAACCTGTTGCGTCAACACGGTTTGTAATGGTTAACGGGATTGCCGTTGGCGTAGGAGTATAGTTGCCAATATCAAAACTCAAGCCGTAGCGAGTATCTTGGACATTGGTAAGAGTTCTGCGGACAATTGATGCGTCAATAGTAGCGCCAGTTAAATTTACTGGTGTTACGCCGTCTTCTGACGTTAAAGAAAGATTCCAATAGGTTTGCTGTTCGTAAACTAGCTCGCCAGCAATAATTGGATTGTCAAAACCACTTACTTGAGTAAGCGTATTCTTGCTAAATACTGCCATGATAGCCCCTAATTCTTGGTTAACTAGCCCTAGGCACTCCCAAGGCTACGCATCATGTCTTATATTGTTTTAATTATTGTACCTCAATTACAATCCAAGTGGAATTACCTTGGTCGTCAATTGTTTCTTGATTTACTACAAATAAACTTGCATTTTGCTCAATAAATAATTGTTTTTGCGCATCTAATTCAGCTTGCTGGGCAGAAGTGCATTGTTCGTATGGAATTAAATCTGTTTGTTTGTATTCAACAATAAAACCGTATGTTTTATCTGACCAAGCAAAAATGCTATTGTCGTATGGGAAATCTTCCAATAATGCCAATTTGTCTTCAGGAATAGTCGGGTATCCAGTTAAATGTGTTGAAACAATAAACGTTCCGTCTAAGGAATATTTATTCATAATTGTTCCAACAATATCGTAATATTCAATTGGTTCACCAGTTTCTAAATTTAAAGAAACGTATGCGTGCTGAACCCCATCAATTACACCATTTTCCTCATACCACTCCGTAACAACGCCATTTAATACTTTAACTAAAAACGTTGAAGTTGCATCTTGCGCAATAAAAACTTGATTTGTATATGTTTTTGTTGTGGCGTTATATATTGAATAATCGTATTGCGTGCTAGGTATTCCCTCTTTAATTGCAATAAATTCGTTTGCTACTAATTGATTGGCTTGATAAAAACTTGGATCGTTATATGATTGACCAACATTTTGAAATGCACAATAATTTTCTTGTATTTGTTGTTGCAAAATTACAGCTTTATCAATTGTTTGTGCTTGTTCGTATTGTCCTGTAATTGGATTAAATGCTTGATATTGAATCATGATACTGCTCCGTAAACTCGAGTGGTATTACCTGAAACCCATGTTACAGTTTTTCCATTAAGGTCAACTGCTTTTCCACCAGCACCGCCACTTGCGTTTGCATTTAAATCAAGATAAGCGGGTGCACCAGAAGCTCCATATCCACCG